ACTCATAGTCAAACTCAAGAGTTGGGTATTGTTCTGATAGTTTCATTAGAACCTCCCCAACAGGACTCCAAGCGGTTTCAAATTGGTACAAGATAGAACCATCATCATTAACTGTTTTAATAGTGTTAGGATACTCAGACTTATTATCTACTGCCACATCCCACTTAGTTCCCCAGTTACGGCAGTTCCAATGATACCAGTCTTGGTCTTCTTTCATAGAGCGAACAAACTCTTGCATAAAAGATTCACCATCAAATTTACCATCATCATCTTTCTTGATGTTCTTGTTACCCTTGAAAGTATCTGTATCATAGTATGCTTCTAGGTCTGTTGGCTTTACAATGTTCCAAAAAGCAAACACAGGATTGTCATAGTGCTGTTCGTCAGCAACCCAAACAATCTCACCTTTCTCAAATTTGTGTTCAGGGAAATGTTTTACGAATGGCTGATTAAGTTGTGCAACCATCTTATCTAATTCTGATTTCTCACCTGATACAACAAGTGAATTAAATACCCAGTTTGGCATTTGTACTTCTTTCTAGTAGGTTATGATGAAATCATACCACAGAGGTCTGACATTTTCAGGGTCATTCAGGGGGGTTTCTTAACTATCTTAAATAAGTTATCCACAGGGGGCGCGGCTCAGCTTTGCGATCTGGATGGGACTTGAACCCACGACCTCCGCCGTGACAGGGCGGTGCTCTAACCAACTGAGCCACCAGACCAAAGGTGTGCCAGGATTTAGATCTCTATCATTCAATCACCAACAACCTGGCGGTATTGGCTACCTTTTAATTAATTGAGTTATCTTACCAAGAGGCTTGATACTCAAAATAGTCGAACTTACTTTCAAGGCATCTATTAATAATACCAAGAGTATCGTTCAAATCTCCAAAGTAATACTCATCATAGTCAGTAGAGCCAAAGAAGAATCCACTACCTGTTGGCAATAATTCTTCTGCTGATTCTGGATTAGCAATTACCTCAATGCAGGTTTCTTTTAATTGTTCTAAGTCTTCTCTACGAACTGTAATTGGCTGACATTCATCAACACCCTCTGCTAAGTTATTTACAAACCAATGGTGAATCATGTTTGATTTACGCCAGTAGCCCATTGGTACATCAATAGTCAATCCAGCAAAACCAGTTTTGTCAATTACATCTTCTAATTCAAGACGACTAACAATTTCATTAAAGATTGGATTAATTGAGTTGTCACCATCAACGTAGTTGTGACGGTAAACGTATTCGTTGGCACGAAGATACATGTCTAAGCCCATTTTGTTCTTCTTTCTTTTGTAGGTAGATTTATCTTATCATAGAGGTCTGACAGTTTAAGGGTGGGGCGAAAATGAAGGTAAACACCCCACCCAAACTTGTCTTAACTACTTAGCAGTAGTCCAACGGTCTTGACCATTTACGTCAAGACGGATACGCATAGTACCATTGGCGTTCTTGATTACTTCCTGAACGACTCCAGTTACCTTGCTCTTTGCTGTTACGAACTGTGAGCCAACAGTTGGGGCGATTGTCTTTGCCATTTGCATCTCTTCTCTTTTGTGGGATTGTTCCCTTGTTGATAGTATTACTATACCAGAAAGGACTGACAAAAGCAAATCCATTCAGGTAATTCAGGGGTGATTTATATCACATCTTAAAGACTTGACAAATGCCAAATCTTGGGGCGCGGCTCTTTCGAGCTAGGTTTTCATTTCATCATTAAAATACAGGGTTGCCATGATGGTAATTGAATATACAAAAAATACTAACAAGAATCCAAGAATCATTACATCCCTTCCCTTAGTTCAAGGTATTCAAGATAAATATCAATAGAAGACATTTCTCCCATTAGTTTATCTAATCTAGCATACACTTCATCTTCTGTTAATTCTGGTTTTTTATTAAAAAGTTTTATAGCCATTCTGTTAAATCTCCATCTGCTATTTCTGAATAATCCATACCAGTTGCTTCTGCAATGGCTTCCCACACATCGTCTTCATTAAAGATTCCATTGGGGTGGTTTTCCATTAGAATCATTTCTATTGTTTTCATCTTAGCCATTGTATGAGTATGACCTTTCATAGTCGTGAGTAGCGGTTTCACAAGAGATTACCACATTTTCACCCCAGTTGTCAAGTTCACTTATTTCTGTACGAGGAATAGCAAAAATAGCAAATCCTGTATCTTCTAGCAATTGGTCTTTAATTAAATAACTAATAACCATTCTTGTCCAATAGCCATAGTCACCCTTACGCTTTAGTGCGTGTTCAAATGCCATGTCTAAATCTTCTGCAATACTATCTGCACCCCAATGGGAATACAATACGGTAATTGCTTCGCTACCATCATCGAAGATGTAATTTACTCTTGCACCCATTTTAGTAACCTGCTTCCGTTAGCATTTTGTTAATTGCATCTAATTCTTCTTTAGATAATTTTGCAAGGGCATTGTCATCTATGACACCCTCGAATAAATCCTTGATTAGTTCCGTATCTGACATAGTGTTTCTTTCTTTAGTAGGTATGCTCATAGCATAGCATAAGGGTCTGACATTTTCTCAGGGGGTCCAGGCTATTTTCTTAAGTTCTTAAATAAAGTTATCCACAGGGCGCGGCTCTTTCGAGCTGCCCCTATTTTCCGTCAACCCACCTTGCAGAATCCAAATACTCATTATCCATTTTTTTATAACCAAGCCCATCAACAAAACCAATGACTGGCAATACAAGAAGTGCGATTACAAATAGTGCAAAGATAAATTTCATACTAATCCCAAAAGGTAGATTTGCCAACGTGTTTTTTCTTACGATTGTATTTCTTTTTATTGACGTGCTTAGCAGAGGCGTTGCTCCTACGCAACTCAAGTCTTGCCCTAAGTTGTTCAGGGGTTGCTATGAATTTCATTCGTCCTCCCAGTCATCTATCATTAGGAAGCCGTCAAGACGATGACCCTCAACAATTGCAGAAGCAGGTGCAAAAGTTTCACCACACCATAGAACGCCCTCTGGCAATTCTATTTCTGCAAAGTAGTCCTCATTCCAATAAGCGTTGATAGCATCTACGCAAGGCTGTACCATTGAAAGTGGAACGGGTGGATAAAGGTTGCCACGCAAGTGCATACCAACTTTATCCTCAAGTGTTAGATCTAGCAAATTAATTGCCATTGTAGTGTTTAGTCCCATTGTGTTTCTCTTTTCTAGTAGGTTGTTTAATTAGTTTATCAGATAGGTCTGACAGTTTAGAATGGTGGGTGTACCCAATAAGGTACAAAGTCCTTGAAAGACTCGTTAATACGCTTGACAACTATCTCACCAAACATTGGCTCAACACTTGACGATGCACTTTTGACGGGTTGCCCAATGTATTCTAAATACATCTTGACATCTTTTGAAGGAATGTCTAACTGCTTAGCAATTTCATAGACTCTCATTTTTAACCTCTTTCGTTATAGTTATAACTTACCACAAGGGTCTGACAATTTCTGCCAAATTAGATAACGAAATGATAACAAAATATTCAGGGGGATTATCCACAACTTCTTAACAGCCTGTGGATAAAGGGGCGCGGGCTTCTCGAACAGGTGTTCGATCAGCTCTGCTTTTAGTATTCACCTCTAAAAATAAATGCGACTGAATGTTTTCCTAAGTCAAAAATCAGGGAAGTATTTTTGCTACCTAGTTTTTTATTGTAGTAGTTAGAGAAACTAATTCCAAGAATAAAAGTTCCGTCAATTTTATTGTGAACAAATCTCATTATTTAATTACCGCATTTCTGAATCGTGTTAAATCAAAGTTAGAATTATCTCTTTTGAAAAATGTTTGAAAGTCTGAAAGTAAATCCTCAAAGATTTGTGCATCAATGTCCAAGTGGTATGAGTTTAGAATCTCTGCTACTGCTACATAGTCTTTGCGTGTCATCATTATTTCATCACCCCTAAGTTCTTTAGTTCTAGTTCTGTGTATGCTTCAACCAAAGCGTGTTGCAATTCTGCAATGTACTTATCCTTGTTCATCATCTGTTGAACGTATGCAAACAGTAAGCCGAAACTACTACCTGCGATTAGTGCGATTGTTATTAGTTCAGTCATTGTGTGACTTCCTTTCGTTTGTTTGTTAGTTTTATCTTACACTAGAGGTCTGACAGTTTTACCTGTAGACACGCCTAGTTAGCATTTCAATTTGGCGATTGTAGTAGTCAATCATTCGCTGATTGTCTGGGTCGTGCTTTAGCGTTAGTGCTAAATCGTTTACTGCATCAACTAAAAGTCGTGCATTTTTTATTTTAGTGTAAGCCATTTAAGCCACCTTCCAACCTGTTAGAGGATTGCGGTAGATTTCTACCTGTTCACCCGTTTGGGTGTCTACGATTTCGCAAGTGATACCTGCACCGTCATAGCAACTTGCAACCATTTGCAAGGCGGAATGAATAGAGATGTATTCGTTAGAGATGTTGTCTCTCTTGTTTGTTACTAAGTAAGTCATTTCTGACCCCTTTCTTTTTGTCTTATGATTTCATCATACACTAGGGGTCTGACAATTTTGGTCATTTAGGGGGTGTGTTTAGGTTAACATTAGGTGAACAATAATCCACAGGTTCAGGGGCATTTTATCCACATCTTAACAAGAGTTATCCACAGGGGGCGCGGGCTCATTCGAACATCTGTTCTATGATGTACATCACAAAAATATTGTCTCAAATAGTGAGATTCAGGTAGAAATTGTCAGGGGTATCTGCTAGTCTAAAGACATAAGAAAGGTTGAGAGTGAGCCTAGCAAATAAGTCGGGAAACCGAATGAGCCTAGCAAATAAATCTCAACACTAACAAAGGAAACAAAATGTTTTTATTCCACCTAAGAGATGTTCTACTATTCGCTGGTATCTTCTCACTACCTGCACTACTACTAGAATTACAATTACTAGTTATCGGACTAAACGGTATGAGTCCAACGGTTATGATAGTAACCGCCGTTATTGGTTTAGTATCTGCAATAGGTGCAGTAGTTATCGAAATGATTGAGGGGTAATAACAATGACTGAATTAGCATTTGAAAACATTACTAAGAACAAGTGCCTAACTTGTGATGATAAACTAACGGCTTGGGAAATTAACTACTGCATTATGTGCGAGAGTGACCAAGAAATAGAAAACTATTTTGATGATGACTTCTAAAATCTAGAATTTTTGCACTTGTCAAAACTAAATAAAAATAGAATGGGCTCACTAATAAAAAGGTGAGCTTTTTCTATAATCACGCATCGTACACTTTAGACAAATATTCAGATTTTCTTCAAAATGGGATCTAGCTGCAAATATAAAAATATTCAGATTTTCGGGGATATGAATATATATCTCATTATGTGAGACAATATGTTACAATTAAGTAACAAATAATTTAATATTTCAATGTTTCTGGCAGCTCAATTTGACAAGTATAAAAAATGCAATTACACTATGAGTGCAGCGAATCTTAAAAAACTAAAAGTTTTAGAAAAGTTGGGGGCAGGGGGATAGAATTATTAAAAAACAAAGAGAGAAGCAAATGAATAATCAAGATTATATAAGATACATCTTCTGGATTGTATTAGCAGTAATTGTTGTATCTACACTCTCTGGTAGCTAAATTTTTATTTTTGAAGGGATAAAAATGTTTAATGCAAAAACAATAGATAACTTTATATCTATAGAAGAATCTAATAAGATTATAGAATTTGTAAAAGGCATAGAGCCGTGGGAACAAGGTGGATCAGAGTTCTGGAGTAATAGAAGCTTAAATGCTCAACATCTTTATTCTCATGACAAAGAAATCGGGGAAATGTTATATGATATTCGTCAAAGAGTGGCAAATGCAATAAAAGAACATTATAACCTATTAGAGATATATCCAGATCTATTTCAAGTCATTCGTTGGTTTCCTGGTATGGAACAAGCCCCACATTGTGACGATATGACAGATGCTCATGAAGATAATAAAGAATCATTAGAATGGTTTAATCATAGAGAGTATGGAGCTATTATATATTTAAATGATAATTACTCTGGTGGACATACATATTATCCAAATCATAATTTTGACATTGCCCCTGCCGTTGGAAAACTTGCAATACACCCAGGAGACCCAGAGCACCTTCATGGCGTATCTAAAATAGAAGATGGTGTTAGATATACCCTTGCCTCGTTCTGGACTCAGGATGAGAAATACTTTGATGGATGGGTTCTTTAATTGAATTATATCAATGATCCTGGTTTTGAGGTTCCTAAAGACAAAATCTTAATAATTCCTTTTTCTGGTAGAGATGATCAATATGATAGATATCCAGAAATTGTAGAATCTTTAAAGGGTAATATTAAAAGAGACTGGCTTAGTAACCATGCCTACTATTGTCTTCCCCTTAATATAGGAAATCAATACGGTTTTATTATCAAGGCAGCATATGATTTTGATGCAACCTGGGATGGATCCCTTGGAAACCCTAATGATATTCATATTAACATATATGAGCCAGGAGAGTCCCTTTCCATGCAACAAGTTAGTCCAGGATTTGCTGAAGGTATCTTAACCATTCAAAATAACTTTCAATTTAAAACCCCTCCAGGAATTAACTTAATGACCATTGCTGCCCCAAACTTCTTTATTCCAGGAATGCAAGCAATGACAGCCGTAATTGAGGCAGACCAGATAAGACGAGACTTTTCCTTTAATCTAAAGATAACCGATCCCAACAGGGTAGTTAGTGTTAAAAAAGGTGATCCTCTAGCTGCCTTTATTCCTATCCCTAGATACTTTGTAGAGGAATTTGAACTAGATACTGTTAATAAATATTTCTCAGAAGAGCTTATTAAAAATGAACAAGATGATGCAAATGAACTAGGTCGTCAAAGACTTAATGAAGATAAAGAAAAAGCACATTATTCAGGTAGAAAATATTTCAATGGAATCCATGCATTCGGACAAAAGTTCAAAGATCATCAAAAAAGAGTATAGTCTTCATATAAGGGAATATCTGCATATTATAAATACCTTCCATATATAACGAAGTTATAAGGGGGTAAGAGGGTATACTATTTCGCCGAATTTTGCGTTTTTAATTTGCGGATTTTTTGCGAGTTTTTTAAAAATGGTATAATTAAACATTATGGCAGTAACAATTGTTAGAACAACCAATGCAACTCAGTTAAACTCTTTGCTTAGTCAAGCTTCTGCCTCAACAACTTATCTTACAAAGGCTTCTGCCTCAACAATTTACCTAACACAAGCATCTGCTTCAGTTACTTATGCTCCACTACCTGCTACCCCAGTTGGAACTATTGTTATGTATGGTGGAACTACAGCACCTACTGGTTGGCTATTATGCAATGGTCAATCAACTTCTGGATATGCTGCCCTTGCTGCAGTAGTTGGCGGGTTTGTTCCTGACTTGCGTGGTCGTGCTCCAATTGGCTATGGAACCAGTACTGATACAACTAACGTTCCAACTGCTCGCACAACTATTGGTGCTACAACTGGTGCTGAAGCTGTAACGCTAACATCGGCACAATCTGGTGTCCCAGCACACTCTCATGATAACACTGCTGCATTTACTGGTTCTGCTACTAGTACTGGATTTGAAGATGCCGATCACGCTCACACATTTTCATTTACCGAAACTAGTGACTCTGTTGGTGACACTGCTGGTCGTTATGACTCATCTGCTGCTACTTCTCAAGGTACACAAACTTATGCTACTGGTGGTCGTACTGGTGGTGCTTATGGTGGTGGACAACATACACACAGTGTTACCTCTGCTGGTACTGTGGCAGTAACAAATGTTAATAATACTACTGCATCCGCTTCTTCCTCACACAACAACATGCAACCATCTACAGTTGTTAATTTTATTATCAAGACTTAGTGATATAATTGTAATATTATGACAACTAAAATTCAATTAAGAAGAGATACTTCTTCAAACTGGACTACTACAAATCCTACCCTTTTTTCAGGTGAAGTTGGATTTGAAACAAATACTGGAAAATTTAAAATTGGCAATGGATCTAGTGTATGGTCTGCTTTAAGTTACTTTGGTGGAGAAGTTGATTTATCAACATACTTAACTATTTCTTCTGCTTCTACTACATACCTAACCCAGGCTTCAGCTTCTACTACATACCTAACCCAGGCTTCTGCATCAACAACATATTTAACTCAAGCATTAGCTTCTAATACATATCAAAATAAAAATATAGATATTATTACAAAGTCAGAGGCATATGAAATAGCATCTGGAGATGAAAATGATTTAATTCAACTATCTGGATCTAATGCTTATACTGTTAGTATTCCTACAGATGCAAGTGCTAATTTTACTATTGGAACACAGATTAATCTATTAAACATTGGAACTGGTGTTAAAACGGTTGCAGCAGTAACTCCTGGAACAACAACCGTTAATGGAACGCCAGGATTAAAACTTAGAACTCAATGGTCAAGTGCAACACTTATTAAACGTGCTGCCAATACCTGGGTACTTATTGGAGATTTAGCAGAATGATTCCTATAGGAATTGTTGCAGTTTCTGGAGTAGTTTCTAAAACAGTTCTT